AAGGCTTCCTCCCACCGGGCTTTGTGGTTGCCGATGCCGTCTATCTTCGTGCTGTGTTCCAGAAAGGCGATGCGCTGATTCAGCGTTCCGATCTCCATCAGATCACCCCTTCACGCTGCGCAAATAACAGCGACCGGAGCGTCAGCGTCAGTTTGTGGTAGTCAGCACCGTTGCGGTTCTCATAGAGGTAAGAAACAGTATACAGCATAGCCTGCCGGGTGGTTTCCTCATTGACCGCAAGTGCCGCCTCGTCCATTCTGCCGACGTCCTGCACCAGCCGCTTGGCAGTGTCGATCAGTGAGAGGATGAGTTTGTCATCCTCTGTATGATCCACACGAAGATAGTTTTTCGTCTCAGTCAGAGTGATCATGCACCGCTGCCACTCTTGACCTTGAGTGTCTTGATTGCTTCGGGGAGAATGAGCTTGCCGTCGAGACGCTCCATTGCAAGGAAGCCGACCTGACCGGTCATGGCGAACAGCTCATTCAGGCGCTTGAAGGTACGACCGGAACGGTCAGCGATCCAGTAGTAGCTGAAATCGCCGAATGCCATACACTTCTTACCTGCGCCGATCTCCGGAACATAGCTGGAAGTCTTGTAGGGACGGTTGAGAATCGTATCGGGAACGCCTGCCGCAACGGAAGGCTGCCAGATGTAGTTGCCGTTGCCGTCCTTCAGCTTGCGGAGTGCCTTGACTGTAGAATCGTTCAGCACCCAGACTGCCTTCTTGCGGTACGGGCTGCGGAGCGAATAGAAAAGCTCCATGACATCATCGAAGGTGATGCTTGCGCCTGTGGTAGTTGCGCCGTCCTGTGCGCCGCCGGTTGCATTGAAGATGCCGGTAGGCTTACCGGTGCCGTTGCCGATGAAGAAGGCTTCCTCCTCCTTTGCACCGATTCTGCGGGCAAACTCACGGGCGATGTAGGACGGAAGGTCGAACACGCTGTCGTTGAGAAGTTCCTCGGAGATCTTGATCGCTGTACCGAGCTTATATGCGGAGAGCGATGCCTGACCGAATGTGTCATCGGAAAGCGTGTACTGCTCCTCCTCATCCATCCAGACCGCATCGCCCTTCGATGTGACGATCGGAATCTTGCGGTCGCCGGAACTGGTCTTGATGACGGTTGCCATCTGGCGGAAGATGTTCTCCTCCTCAAGCGCCTCGATGAGCTTGCGCTCGAATTCATCCGGCACAAGATAACCGCCCTCGGTGTCCGTACCGACATGAAGATCGTTGCGGACATCGATCCAGTTGCGGTTGCGGATGCTGTTCCAGAAGGCATCGCTGTATGCCGCCGATGCGGTTCCGGTCTTTTCCGGCTCAGTATTCTGCGCAGCGGGTCTGGTGAGAATCGGTGCAGATGTTGCCTTCGCCATATCCGCCTCGATCTCTGCCTGACGCTCCATGCGCTGGATTTCCTTGCCGAGGTTCACGATGGTTGCTTCCATTGCGTCATAGGTCTTGCTGTCCTCCTCGGAAAGCGTACCGTCAGCCTGACGCTTGCTGTCGAGGAAGTCGCGGGCGGTATCCCACGCCTTCGCTCTCTTTTCACGAAGTTCCTGAATAGTCATTATACATACCTCCAATCAGTATTTCAGCAGATTCAGCCGACTCATGAGCTGATCCACGGGTGTACCCCTGCGCTCGGCGGAGACCTTCTGCATGAGGCTCTGCATCGTAGCGGCACGGGAATAGGACATCGCCGTCAGATTATCTTCCTTCGGCTCATCCTGTTTCGGTGTATTTTCATCGTCCTCGTCCGGTTCATCTTCCTCCGGTTTCGGCTGCGGCTGTCCGCCTGCGAACAGAATGCCGTCAACCAGTCCGAGGGACTGTGCCTTTTTCGCATTCAGCCAAGTTTCCTCGTCCATCATGCGGGCGATTTTGCTGCGGCTCAGACCGGACTTTTCCTCGTAGGCGTTGATGATGCTTTCCTTGACCTCGTCAAGCAGCTCGATTGCCTTCTGCATCGCTTCCTTATTGCCGAAAGCGACCGTCGAAGGATTGTGGATCATCAGCATTCCCGTTGGTGCGATGAGGGTTTCGTCGCCAGCCATTGCAACGACAGAAGCGGCACTTGCCGCAATGCCGTCAATCTTGACCGTGACCTTGCCCTTGTGACTGCGGAGCATCGTATAGATCTGCGATGCCGCAAATACATCTCCGCCGGGAGAATTCAGCCAGACGGTTAGATCGCCGCTGACCTTTGAAAGCTCGTTACGGAACATGGCAGGCGTGATCTCATCGCCGAACCATGTGTCTTCCGAAATCGGTCCGTTGAAGATCAGCTCGGCAGCGCCGGTGTCTTCATTGCGTACCCAGTTCCAGAACTTATTCATCTGCATTTCCTCCTTTCTCTGCGAAAGCGCCTGCGTCCTCCAGCTTTGTGAAGCTGCCGTTCACCAGATACAGATTGCCGCCTTCCTCTTCTGGGATTGCGTTCATATCCTCCAGCTCACGGATATCGTTGGCGGACATCCAGCCGTTCTGTCTTGCAGTCGCATAGCCCTGCATACGGCTTGCGTAGTCGCCGCGCAGCAGACCTTCCACATTGAATTTAATGAAATAGCGCCCCTTTTCGGAATCGGAAAGAAGCGCTTTCTGTAGTCCCTGTTCCCAGCGTACCAGCCACGGATCAAGGGTGTATTTTACGAATTCGAGTGACAGATGCTCGATGTTGCTGAATGTTGCATGGTCGAGGTCACCGATCATATGCAGCGGCACACGGTACAGGCGGGCAATTTCCTCGATCTGGAACTTTCGTGTTTCGAGGAACTGCGCCTCGTTGTTGGGAATGGAGATAGGCGTGTATTTCATGCCCTCCTCCAAGATCGCCGTCTTATGCGCATTGCTGCTGCCGTAAGCACGCTGCCATGCCTCACGCACACGCTCCGGATTCTTGATCACGCCCGGATGCTCCAGCACCGCCGAAGGTGCTGCACCGTTCGCAAAGAACGATGCGCCGTATTCATCACAGGCGACCGCAAGACCGATCGCATTCTTCGCCATTGCAATGGGGCTGTATCCGACCAGACCGTCAAAGCCCAAGCCGGGAATATGCAGCACCTGTTCCATCGGCAGTATGATCTCGCCCTGCTGCTTGAAATTCGGGTTGTGTTCGTCGTATCGGCTGTAGCGGTAAATGAGCCTGCCGTGGTCGTCACGGTCAACACGCACCTTATCCGGCATCAACGGATACAGTCCCAGCACCTCACCGCGACCGTTCCGGATGATCTGCGCATAGGCGTTGCCATAGATCAGCAGGTGTGCCATGAGCGTTTCCCGAAACACGAACGATGTCATTTCGGGATTCGGCTGGTCATGCAGCAAAAAATATAGCGGGTGCTTCGGCACTCGCTCTTTTCCGTTATCAGTGTATTGGTAAACGTGCAGGGGCAATTGTGCAATCGCCTCTGACAAAACTCTCACGCAGGCATATACTGCGATGATCTGCATCGCCGTGCGGTCGTTGACTCGCTTACCCGCATGAGTCCGTCCGAAGAAATAGCTGTAGGACGGGCTGTCGTAGCTGTCCTTCGGCTTGTCCCGTGACCGGAACAGTCCGCTGAAAATGCCCATGTGCATCACGCTCCTTTCGGTTGACTTTTTGTATGGGCTTATGTTATAATATGGAAAAGCGGAGACTTCCGCTACAAGGCTTATTATTACTATACGATACTATGATATTTATCATTTATATCAGAATTTACCATTATAAGGAGAATTAAACTATGTCCAATATATTTGATGAGCAGGCTTCCAAAAACATTAAGAGCAATGGAAACGTGTTTGCTGATTTTCTTGTAAATAAGGGTTTATATGATAAAATTGAAATTACAGGGGATAACAATTCAGAATTAGCTGATTTGGTTGGCGGATACGTAAATATAAGTGTTTATTGTCCTGAATGCAAAGAAATAAGAGTTTTTCATTCGGATAGTATTATATATTATCGGTATGTTTCTAATCGCGGTTTTCTCCAAGAAAAATTAGAAACCGCAATTAGATCAAAATACTTTATAAACCCTGATGGATTACCTTTCAACGATTGCCCAGAAGAGGAATATAGAATAATGGTGATTAAGTTCTATTGCGCGATGGATGAAGATCATCGCCTTGATTACATTGTTCTAATTCAGGGGAATCAAATGATAAAAATAGGACAGTATCCTTCGGTTGCCGATCTATCGTTTCCTGAACTGAAAGACTATCGAAAAGTAATGCAGAAAGAAGACGAAAAAGAACTGAGAAGGGCTATCGGATTGTTTGCTTCTGGAATAGGTGTCGGATCTTTTGTTTACTTGAGGAGAATTTTTGAACGTATCATAGTTAATGCCAGCAAGAAGGCTATTCAAGAAGGAAAAATCACAGAAGAAGAATTAGTCAAATGCCGTGTTGACGAAAAAATAAAAAAGCTGTCGGATTATCTTCCAAAATCATTGATAGGTAATACTGTATTTTATGGTATCATTAGCAAAGGTATCCATGAACTAACAGAAGAAGAATGTTTAGAGTATTTCCCTGTTATGAAAGGGTTTATAATGCTGATTTTAAGGCAGTGGGAACAAATGCGCCGTGATGAAGAAGAAGAAAAGGCAATCCAAGCATCGCTCAGTAAGATTGCCGGAAAAATTACAAATACTTGATATCTTGGCTATAGAATACAGCTACAGCACAAGCATATCCCTGCTGTCATAAATGCTGTCGCCAGTGTCGTTCCCACAGCGGATCGCACGGTCGAGTGC